GTTCCCTTAAAAAGTGACATCTGCATGTCACGAGTGAGTTAGACTCAGGTTTACACCATTATGTCATCAACTCGGAAGATTCTGAAGTATTGGTTAGTTCTATTGGTACCAACACCATCAAGAGCTACGAATGGATTTGCAACCATGCCGTATCTTGTTTTGAATCCCATCCTAGGTTGAAAGTCGTTTTCCCCAACTGCTTTGACCATAGTCAAAGGAACGTATGGACAATAAAATAGTCCTGCGTCATAAGGATTACCACCTCTATAACCTACACATACAAAATCTACTGTTGCATATGGGTCGATGTAACATTTAACTCTACCGTTAAGTAGTCCTGCGAAGGTATTACCAGTATCATCAACATTTAAGTTGGCTGATAAAGCTGGAGTATAATCTAACATACCAGCAGCTGCAAGAGCTGAAGCTACGTCGGAACTAGTGATGATGAAGTTTCCTTTACCACGTCTAGTTTCTTTAGCGATTACGTTACATTCTCTTTCGATTTGCATGATTAGTCCTTTGAACTTTTCAACCATCCATCTACCGTCAGAGTCTGTACCAACGTCAAAAATACCACTAACAGCTGTTGAGCTTTGAAGAGCACCAATTTTTGCTGAGATAAGAATTGTTCTAATAACTTCTCTATTGATTTCCGCAAGGATTTCAGCAGATAGGATATTAGCTAATTCGCCTTCAGCGTCAAGGCCATGAATTGCTTTAAGGTCTTGAGCTAGTTCCATTGTGTACTCAGCTTTAAGAGCTCTTGATTTAGCTGTCACAGTTGATTTCTCAATTGTAAAAGCCATTTCACTGAAAGCACCGTCACCGGATTCTCCGATACCAAGTCTTTCAGCAGCAGCTGTAGTTAAGCCAGAACCATGTGTAGATACGATATCAGCTGTATCTGCAATAGATCCATCTGTATCAGCATCAACAACACCGGCTAAACCGGTTGGATCTGCTTGATGAGTTCCAGATCCACTAAAATCAGTATCAGCTTCATCAAAGAATGCTTCTGTGCCTGATTGGCTAGTGTACTTGGATTTCATCGCAAAGATTAAACCAGTTGGTCCACTCATAGGTTGGACTCCGGCTACATCATAAGCGATAAGGTTAGGCATTGCTCTTCGAACAAGAGAGATTAATACTGGGTCAAAAGTTCCGATGTTATTCGGAGCTGATCCTGAACCAATATTATTAGCTGCAGCTGCTTCAGAAATAAAATTTCCTTGCATCTGAGTTCTTTCTTCTTGAAGGGCGATTTCCTGATTTTCTAGCAAACGAGCTGTTACGGCACGTTTGTAGCGGTCTGTAATCTTAGGAGCACTTTCGTGATCCAAGACTGGAGACCATTTTTCTAAAAGTTGTGCGTCTGCATTAAACATTTTAAAATTCCCCTTAATTAATAAGTATTAATATTACAGAAAAGTAATTACTTACTTCTCATATTTAGTTATAGCTTGAGTATATTGACTCATAGTATCAGACACTGTTGATTCCTCAACATTATCTTCCCCTAATAGTGAATCAACTTCGTCGGCTGTCTCTTGGCCTTCTTGTTTGAAGTAAGATTCAACAACAGTTTTTACTTTCGCTGAGAAAGTTTCTTTGTTATCAAATTCTATATCTTCAACCAATCCAGCTAGTTTTTCAGCTTCAGTTGCTGCAAGCCCGGATGATGCATTTCTTACAATTTCGTCTTTCTCATATTGAGAAACTCTAGAATGTAAATCTATGTTATCATCTGTGGTTTTGTTTAAAGTAACTTCCAGTTCATTAACTTGTTCGTTGAGTTCATCAACTAAGTCAATTTTACTTTCAGGTACTTCAATGTAGTGTTCTTTAAACACCGTTTGAAGTGAAGTCATAAACTCTTCAGCGATTTCAGTACGTAAACCGTTCTGAACTGCCAATTCGTTTTCTTTCATCCAATTTTCAACTACGTAGTCTAAGTAAGAATTTACTTTTTCTACCAGTCCATCTTGAATGTCAGATACTTCTTCTTCAAGGTTAGAAGCGTATTCAGACTCTAGTCTGTCTACTTCTTGTGTTAGCTTTGAGGTTAACACTGCTTCGAAGATTGTTCCAGCTTTATCTTTGAATCCATTTGATAAAGTTGCTTCTTCTGAAATTAACGCGTCCAAATCTTCGTCAAAATCAATAGCTTCGACTTTTGCTTTTACCTTTTGACCCATTTTATCATCTGGACCTTGTCCAGCTGGTTTTTTAACAGGTTTAGTAGTATTAGCAGCGTCGTCTGCTGATTTGACAGAATCTTCTTCTTCGTCTTCAGAAACCGCGATCATTTTTGCAAAGAGCTTTTGCGCATCTTCTTTTTTAGCAGCTTTTAGCATATCTACTGCAGCTTGGATAGTTCCAGCTTTTGTTTTAGGAACGTTGATTTTAGGAGCGGCTTCTTTCACCTCATCCTCTTCATCGTCTGTTTCATCAACATCAGCTTTCTTCTTAGCTTCTTCAAGATTGTCTTCAGTTTCAGTTTTAGAAACTTCTTGAGTTTCCTCTTCAACTTGACTCTCTTCTTGAAGCTTATCTTCGTCTGCAGATTCAATGCCGTCAACTACTTCTTCTTGATTTAAAATAGTCTGTTCTGACATGATTTTCTCCATTTTATATTCTTACGAATATCTATATTTGAGAGTTAATTTTAGAGAGGAAATTTTTAAAAGCTTTAATCTCAGCTTCAGCTAATCCGCGAAGCGGAGTGCTTTTAATTTCAGTCTCAATTTCTTCAATATCTTGTTGCAAAAGAACGCCATTATCCCATATCCATTCAACACCTTCCATAACACCATCTACAAAAGCAGATGGAGCACTTGGGTCTTGAACTATATCTATTGTGGATAACATAAAGTCATCCCCCACATATTGTGCGCCCTTCTTTGATACAAGACTTCCCATACCACGACTTGATACACCAAGCTTAACACCACCTTCGAGTAGTCCTTCGACTATGCGTCCCATAGGGGTTTTAAGTATTGATGCTTTTCCAACAACATCATTTCCCTGCCAATGCAGATCATTGATCTTGTGCGAAACTTTGTCCAGGTTAACTGTCGGTCCTTCCGGATGATTTAACTCTCCGACGGCTCTACCTGTTTTTACTTGTTCGGTTACATATTTCTCTACGGCTTTTCCTAGAGTTTTCTTTTCATATACC